AGTTGCCTTTGGTCAAACTGCTTTTTCGTCACCGGGTTTTCCTGGTGTACTAATTGAACCTAGTGGATTTGCTGTAGCATCTTCAATTGGAAGTAACACTGTTCTCACGTCCTCTACAATAATTGTAAGTGGTTTAGCGCAAACTATGTCAGTAGGAAGTCTTACAATAATTGGTACAGCTAAAGTTGAACCAACGGGTATTGCAGCAAGTTTTACTGTCGCCACACCTAATACCCTAATTTGGAATGACGTAAGTAAAGGGACTTCTCAAACATGGGTAGAGGTTGAAATTGCCGCATAAAAGTTTACAATAAATAAAAAGGTAAAAAAATGGCATCTACATTCTCATCTGATTTAAAACTAGAACTTATGGCTACTGGAGAAAACTCTGGTACATGGGGAACAAAAACAAATAGTAATTTAAATTTAGTGCAACAGTCCGTTGCCGGTTTTGAAGAAATTGCTGTGGCTTCTGGTGATGTAACATTAGTGATGAGCAATGCAAGTATTTCAAATGCAAGGAACATGACTTTAAAGTTTACTGGAACTTTAGCTGGAAACAGAATAGTCAACATGCCTGCAAGTATTGAAAAAATATTTAATGTAGTAGATGGTACAGATCACGCTAATAATACACTTACCTTTAAAGTTACTGGACAAACTGGATTTTTACTTTGCGAGGGCAATAAATATATTTGTCATTCAAATGGTACAGATATTTTCAAAGATCATGAAACTGCAACTTGGAGAGCAATCACGGCAAGTGAAACAGTTCAAGGTGGAGCTTTAATTTTAGCCGATACTTCTGGGGGCGCTTTTACAGTTACTTTACCAGCAAGTCCCAGTGCGGGAGATACTGTTCAAATTGTAGATAAAGGTTTTAATTTTAATAATGCCAATTTAACAGTGGGTAGAAATTCAAAAAATATACGAAATACTTCTTCAGATGTTGCGTTAAGCACTGCGGGAACAGGAATTAACTTAGTATATACTGGTGATAATACTACTGGTTGGTTGGATTTCTAATGTTATGGCTTTAATCAATGTACCCTTTAGACCTGGCTTTAACAAACAAGTAACAAAAACTTCAGCGGATTATTCTTGGAGTGACGGAGATTTTGTTAGGTTTAGATATGGTCTTCCTGAAAAAATAGGAGGGTGGGTAAAAACAACAGGTGATACCATGCCCGGAGTAGCCAGAGAAATGCATATATGGGCAGATTTAAATGGTAATAGATATATTGCTATTGGCACAAACAAAGGTTTATTTATATATTACGATGATGCTTTTTACGATATCTCTCCTCTAAAAACAGCAGTGTCTGGTTGCACAATTACTACCACAAATGCAAGTGCAACTGTTACAATTACAAAATCCTCACATGGGTTAGAACAAGGTGACTTTATAAGATTTTCTGGAGTAACTTTACCAGGTTCAGGTACTGGTTTTAATGAAGCTAGTTTCATCACTAATACCTTTGAAGTAATTTCAGTACCTAGTACAAGTACTTTTACAGTTACAATGACAGCTGTTGAATCTGGTGCGGGTATATCAACTGCCGGTGCTATTTCTTTTTCGGCATATGAATTTGCTGGTGGTACAACAGAGTTTGTGGGGTATGGTTGGGGCACAAGTACATGGGGTGATTCCACATGGGGAACAGCAAGAAGTCCAACCACCTTTACACTTGAACCAGGAACTTGGAGTTTAGATAATTTTGGAGCAATATTAATCGGTACAGTTAAAAATGGTAAAACCTTTGAATGGGATCCTGCGGATGGTTTAACTACTCGGGCTACTGTATCTACTTCAAATCCTACTGCCACAGTTATGACAATTGTTTCTGATAGAGATAGACACCTTATACATTTAGGAACTGAAACCACAATTGGAGACACAACCACACAAAACAAAATGTTTATTCGTTTTTCGGATCAAGAGAATAGAGCCGCTTACACACCGACTTCCACCAACACTGCAGGTACATTTCAATTAGATTCTGGCACAAAAATAGTAGGAGCAGTAAAATCAAAAGATTATATTCTTATACTTACAGACAACGCGGCTTATACGATGCAGTTTGTTGGGCCTCCTTTTACTTTTTCAATAAGACAAGTGGGATCTAATTGCGGAGCTATGGGTAAATTTGCAATTGTGCATGTAGATGGCATTGTGTACTGGATGGCAAAAGCAGGAGGCTTTTATGTATTTGATGGGACAGTAAAAAAAATAAATTGTTCTGTTGAAGATTTTGTATTTACCGATACAGATACAGACGATCTAGGTATTAATTATGGATCAGGGGATATTGTGTATGCAGGGTACAACTCTTTGTTTACAGAAATCAATTGGTTTTATGCAAAGGCAGGTTCTACTCAGATTGACAGATGCGTGACTCTTAATTACAGAGAAATGGTTTGGACAACTAGTTCATTGGCTAGAACTTCTTATTATGATAAAACAGTTTATGACAATCCGTATGCGACAGAATTTACCGAAGTATCTGCGGCAACTTTTCCGGTTATAAATGGATTGACCACGGATCACGGATCAACAACTTTGTATGCTCATGAAAAAGGTGTAGACCAACAAGACAACCAAGGTAATCGTACAGCTATTCCTGCATTTATAGAATCTGGAGATTTTAGTTTAGGAGGAAAAGATGGGGATAATGAACCCTTTATAAAAATTAAAAAGTTTCTACCAGATTTTAAAATTATTGATGGTAATGCTACTGTCACTATAAAAATAAAAAACTTCCCAGCAGCTACAGATAAAACATCTTTATTGGGTCCTTTTACAATTACATCTTCTACAGAAAAAGTAGATACAAGGGTTCGAGGAAGATTTGCATCAGTAAGAATTGCAAATACAGGCACTGAAGAAAACTGGAGATTTGATTCTTTCCGTGCGGACATACAACCCGATGGTAGAAGATAATGGCAAAAATTAATGTATTGATACCAGAACCAAACAAAGATTATTTAGTCGAAAATCAAAGACAAACTAATTTTGTTTTAGATACCCTAATAAGTCAATTAAACACCAACTATCAAAAAGATTTAAAAAACGAAACCGACACATTTAACTGGTTTATGTCATGACTATACAATATGAAAATCAAGGGTTTAATTTAACGGCAACCACCACGACAACAATATTGACTGCCCCAACAACTGGTAGATTATTAATAAAACAAATACAAGCAACTAATGGAAGTAATGGTGCTTTGTCTTTAGTAACACAAATAGTGGATACCTCTGCATCTAGCGCTGTTTTTAGAATAGGAAATCAAAGCATTCCTGCAAATAGTACTTTGGATATTATTACTAACGTTTTAGTTTTAGAAGAGGGGGATATTATTAAAATGACGTGCTCCACCGCTAATGAAATACAAGGCATAATCTCTTATGCTCTTTTAGATCGTTCTCAAGAAAACGGATAATTCTCTTTACTTTTATTTCAGTTTATGACAAAACTATAGTATGCAAGTAATTAAGTGTAAAACAAAAACAACGATTACAAATAAAGTTACAGGTCATGTTTATGCAGATGAAGATGAATGCAAAAAAGATGTAGATGATTCATCTACAAGCACAACAGAGTCCGACATAAAAAGAGATGTAGTCGTTACAGCTCCTATGTTTGAAATCAGCAATGAAACCTAAAGGTGGAACGGAATTACAACACGCTTTTTTAGAAGAGCATGTTGATAAAAAACTCTTAGACAACTTTCAAATCTGTACATCTATACCAGGTAAAGTTCCGTTAAGTTCAGATAAAATTAATATCATGTGGCAGAAGAATTCTTTTAATCAAAAGAATCTAAATGCTTGGTTTTCTAATAAATCAAATCACGAAAAGTATGATTGGTATATTTTTAATTCACATTGGAATTATGAGAAGTTTAGGTATGCTTTTGACTTACCTACAGAACGATGCCATGTCATTAAAAATGGTGTTGTAAATTGTAATGACAAATATGGTGAAAGACAGGTTTATAAAAAAGGGGATTTAGTAAGACTTGTGTTTCAACCAACTCCGTGGAGAGGTTTAAATGTTTTACTTGCAGCTATGCAATATTTAAAAGACGAAAATGTTTTATTAGATGTGTACAGTAGTTGTGAGGTTTATGGAGATGATTTTAAGAAAGCAAATGATTCAAAGTGGGTTCCTTTATACGAACAAGCAAATAAATTAAAAAATGTAAATTACATAGGATATAGACCTAACGATTTTATTTTAAAAAAAATGCCTTTTTACCACCTTTTTGCTTACCCAAGTATCTTTGAAGAAACTTCTTGTATATCTGCATTAGAATGCATGGCTGCAGGAGTGTATTGTATTGTAACTAATTATGGAGCTTTGTATGAAACTTGTTCTGAGTTTCCAGTGTATGTTACTTTTGAAACAGATTACAACAAACTTGCGTATTCTTTTGCTATGGCAATTAAAGGGGCTATAAATTCTTTACATGAAGATTACATACAGGAACATTTACAAGTTCAACGAAATTTTGTAAATAGATTTTACAGTTGGGATAAAAAAGGAATGGAATGGAACTCATTTTTACAAGGAGCTTTAAATGGAAAACGACCCAAGTAAACCAATTTATATTGACTTTGATACTAAAGAAAAACCAAAAATAACTACACCTAGTTTATTTGTGGCTACCCCAGTACATAGTGAAGTGTCTATACATTACACACAAACTTTACTTGATATACAAAAACTTTGCGCAGAAAAAAAAATAACGTGTATGTTTCAATTGATGAAATCTTCATTAGTTACACAAGGTAGAAACTTATGTGTGTCGGCTTTTTTAGAGAGTGGGTTTTCTCATATGTTGTTCATTGATTCTGATATATCTTTTGATGCTGAATCTGTATTTAAAATGATTGAAAAAGATAAAGAAATTATAGCGATGCCCTATCCTTTAAAATCTGCAAAATGGGAAAAAATGCTTAACAAAATTAAAGATGGTGTAATAACCACGCCTCAGGAAGCTCACTTTGGTATTAACACATATCCGATACGTTTAGCGGATGAAACAGATATTGATTTTGATGATGGTGTCATTGAAGTTACACACTCTCCAACGGGTTGTATGTTAATACAAAAAAGAGTGTTTGATAAACTGATTAAAGAATACCCAGGCATGGACATTAAACAAGAAACTGTAATAAATGGTAAGTTTGTAGCCAAGCCACATTTGTATAATTTTTTTGATACCTATCACGATAAAGAAACAAAAATGTATTTAGGGGAAGACTTTGCTTTCTGTAGATTATGGCGAAATATTGGGGGTAAATGCTATTGTTATATTACAGATTATATTTCTCATACAGGTGAGTTTTCTTATTCAGGTCGTTTAATGGATGAAATGACTAAGCTAGAGGTTGAAAACACCACGGATCAAGGGTAGAATATACTTTAGTAATTACTAAGGAGAAACATATGTTCAAATGGGTTCTTAAACTCATTCCCAAACCAATTAAAAATTGGATTTACAAAAAATTATATAGGGACATTTCAAGTTATGGTATCTGTGGAGATACAGAACTTGCTTTCTTATCTTCTTATGAACAAAGTTTTTTAAAAAGCATCGGAGGTGCAGGAACTTTACATCATCGCACTGGGCTAAAACAATATAATCCCTTTCTTATTGGTGCGGCAATTGGTATTGGTGCTTTTGGTATTGCAAAACTAACGGGTTCATCTACACGAAATGCTATTAAATATGGTCTACTTGGTTTCGCAGGTGGTGCGGGTATTTCTGCATTATTAGCAGGTGGAACTGCTACTGCAGGGGGTACTTTGGTTGGGACGACAGCATCAAACGCTGGATTAGCCGGTGGTACAACGGCGGCCACGGAACTGGCGGCAATTAAAGCAGCAACAAATCCTTTCATAGCTGGGGCAACTACGGCGGGAACTACGGGTAATCTTGCAGCCGGTGCGGGTGGATTGTTTCCTTCAGCCGCTGGAGCTGGAGCTAGTGGTATTGGTGGTATTGGTGGCACAGGAGGTGCAATTTTAGCCCCATCCGCCGGTGCGACTTTACCAATTGCTCAAGGAGGTGCAGGTTTAGGTGGGCAGTATCTAGTTGAAGGGGGAAAGTTAATTTCAAGACCTGTAGTATCTTCCCCACAAGTAAGCCCAGTGAACCCAGTAGACCCCGGATTTTTTAGTGGTATTACTGAAAACATTCCTCAAATTATTAAAGACAATAAGGGCATAACTCTTGGAATAGGTGCAGCTGGAGTAAGTGCTTTGAGTCAACCTGATGCTCAACAAGCAGCCGTTCCTCAAGGATATTCTGACGCAGATTATGAAAATGCTTTAATAGCTCAACAAGCAGCCGTAAAAGGACTTGGAGAAAGAGCGGAGTATGACGATACAGATACTGGAGGG